ATGTCTATCTATAAATATATCGAAATATTTTTTTACCTTATTACTTTTAACTTCTTAGTAGTATCCGAACCACCTACGTTAATTGTATAAGCTGGTATTTTTGGTGATGTATCTAAGTTTTTGTCAAAGTTTGGTGGATTAGATCCATCGTTTTGTGTCCCCTTATAAATAAGGTTTGTTAACATATCCTTACTTGTTCCGACTTTAAAGTAATGATTGATTGGATATGTAATGTCACCATTGGTATGTGATTTAAAGAAAAGAGTTCTACCTACCATTCTACCATCTACTGTAGCATTAGCATCTCCAAAAAAAGAATCGTAAGTATAACCCTCTTTACTATCTACATAATAACGATTTCCAAAATGTCTAAAGTTATCATGATGATTAAAAGGTTGTTTAGCATTTGTACCAATCCTATTTTCAAAAGTTCCACTTACAGGAAAAAACTCTTCGGTATCACCTATACTTCTAAAGAAAAATCTATCTTCGTATTTGTAAGTATTGTAGTTTCCATCACTACCAGGATTACCGGATTTAAAAAATGTATTATTAATGCCAATTCCACTATTTTTATAAAATTCATTTTTAGAACCTAATAGTAAATCAGTAAAATTATCTGGCTCTACATTAAAAACTGTTTGATTAGAAGAATTAGATAAATCTGTTATATTTAATTTGATAGAAGAATTAGAATGAACTTTATCGTTAGCAGTAGCACTTACATTAATTTCATCGGTTAAAACATTAATTGTTTTTTCTTTTAAGTTTTTATTAGCTAAAGCAGATATAGAAACTTCATCTGTTAAAACATTGATATTTTTTTCATGCTTGTTTTCATTGAAGTTTATACTAACAGCTGGCTCTGTTAAGTTAGCAGAACCAATTACTTTGTTTGGATTAAGTTCAGTTTGTAAACTAGCTTTTTTAATTTTTGACCTAAATAAAGTATCATTTTTAACTTCATATGAAAACTCAAATTTTGTTTTTGCTGGCAATACACCTTCTATCTTTTTTACAAAACCAAAGTTATCGGTATGATTTTCTATAGTAGATAAGTTTTCCGCAATATCAACTGATATTAATCTTTCCTCTATTAATTGTTTTCTTAAAGTTAAGAGATCGTCATAAATGCCATTATTATCGTAGTCATCTAAGTAGTCGTCTATTTCAAAATCAGCCATTGAGTTTATTATTATAGAATCAATAGCATCGACATAAGAATAAGTTTTTCCAATTTTGTTTATTACTTGCACTTTAGGTTCATTTGTCCCAGCTTTAACTGGTTGTTTTAAGTTAGAAGTTTTAGAATTAAGACCACCTACTGATTTTAAATCTGAACCTATTTTAAATTGTTTGTCACTCTTTACAGCGTCAGTTCCTCTAACTTGAAAACTAAAGTTTTTAACATCAGATGTGCTACTTTTTATTGTTAAACTAGGTTGTGAAGATGTGGTCTTATCAAAGTTGTTTACTTTACTTGGAGAAGAAATATCTTTAATTTTTGTAGAACTTTCCTTGTCACTTAGTGGATAATGATAAACTAAACTATCTCTAGCAGAAGTTACTTTACCACCAACAACACTTTTGTAGTTAAGAATATGTTGTTTAAATTTAGACATACTGACATAAGCATCCCAACCTCTTATTTCAGCAATTGATCCTGTTATAGATTCACCAAAAAATAAATTGTTACCAGCAGAATATTGAGCAGTTGATGCCGTCATAAAGTTTTGATTAACATTTGTATTAAATGAAGACATACTGATGTGTTGAATATCTTTTATTGTATCACTATCTTTTCTACCAATAAACATATGATATGATTGAGTAAGTGCAGCTGATGAGGTTACTATATTTTTTTGCAACATCACATTAAAATATTTAAAGTTGTTTATGTCGTTGATATAACTAGTTGACATTGATATAGCATTTGAAGTGATAACACCCCCACCATGTTCACTATTATTCAATCTAAATTCCAAACTACCAGTAGTAGTTGATGATCCGGATGGAACTAATTTTAAATCCCAAAAATCATTACCTGCCGTAGAACCACTAGCTCGTGTAATTGTTTGGGTATTATTTGTTGGAGTTGCTCTTAAAATAAATTCTATACCATTTGGTTTAGCATCGTTAGTCCACCAATCTAATGCTAAACTATCAGAACCCGATGTTAGGTTTAATGATTTAAATTGTTCTGTTTTTTCTATAAAAGAAACATTACCCTTAACATTTTTTAATCCATTGTCTAAATCATTAACTGCATTGTTAGTAACAATAGATGGATTATGTTCATCGGTAGAACCACCATATTCAGTTAAATTAAAAGAGTTAGTATCATATCCATAAAGGTTTAATAAAGTATTTATACTTTCTTGCGTTCCTTTTGTTTTGTAAATATACATTAAGTTGTTTAATATTTTTGTCCAAAGAGAAGCAATAGCTTTTTTATCACCGACCTCATCCCCACCGGTTGATTCTAAATAATTTTCTAAACTACCAGAAAGTGGGTTTTGTAAATCAAATCCTAATGAGTTTCCAATAATAGGTAAAAGATTATCTGGCATACCATTTGGATTTTTATATCCTAACTTATATATGTTATGATAATTGTCAATGTAACTTCTTAACAAGTCAAATTGTTCAGCTAACATATTTACAAAATCACGGAGAACTTTATGTTGAGTGCCAGTCTGTAAAACTTCAGGTAAGTTATTTACAAGAGAATGAATATTATTATTATCATAGTCGGAGGCAATATCATATAATGCATCATACCAAGTGTTCCATTCGGATGAGCCGGCATAGCTTCCACTTGGAGGTCTGTATGTTTTTGAAAACGGATGTATGTTAGTTGGATTATTTTTTGTTACAACAACATCTGTAAAAAAGGCTTCTTTATCACCACCCGCTTGTGAAAACACAGGAAATAAATCACCCTGTGGTAAGATAATAGTACCAGTTGACGCGATGGTATCAATCAAACCATCCTCATCAAAATTTGATGGAAAGAAATAAGGAGCAAATTTACCAGGACTATCTTTTATTCCATTAGCATCAGTAGCTGTTAATTCTGTTATCATAGAGCCAGTAGCTATTATCCATGTGTTTGAGTCTTCGTTATACTTTTCACCATTATCATCAATTACTGTTCCGTTAGAAACTGATGGTCTAAAATAATTTTGTTGTGCTCTAAATATAAATCTTCTATATTCTGATCCTGTTACTTCAGAATTTAATATAACAGAACCACTCCAAGCATCAAAAGGAATTTGTCTATTATTTTTATATTTATAATTACCCAATGTAGAAATGTTGGTTGTACTATTGTAATTTTCATTAGCTAACCCACCACTAATATTTAATTGATAATCTCCAGCGTCCCCTTCCCCATTACCACCCTTTAATAAAAATGAAAGATAAAAGAAATTATTGGAATTATGAAAAGGAGCATCTTCTACATTGTAGACATCCGTGAAAAGATGAATAAATCCATTCTCTGATTTTTTATAAACCTTATCAAATCCTTCTTCATCTTCTAATGTGTCTAAACTATTATCCACCTCATTACTATAATCTCTACCAGCTAAATTGTTTCCAACTCCAGGTGCAGATGATGTAGAATAACTCTGACCATCGTTATACATAAAATAGTCATAGTGAGTAAATTCATTTTTTATTTCTCGTATATCTTTAAATAAATCTTTTCTTTTTTCTACAACACGAGAATTACTTACTAACGATAATGAAGAACTTACTTGTGAATAAAAACCTTCTAACTTAACAGCTTTATTTTTAAAGTTTTCTAATTTAGATTTGGCAGAACCAAAAAACACATGACCATCAAACTTTTCGTAATCTATATTTAGGTTAAGGTCTTTTTGTAATCTACTTACCTCTTCTACAATATTTAATCCAACTGAACCTGTTATTGTGTTGTAGGTATCATAGTTATCAAATATTGTTTCACTTTCGGTTACATACCCCTCGTCTATGGTTAAACCTAATCCACTTACAGCAAGGCCTTCTCGGTCAATAAAAAATATTGTTTCTGTCTGTGATGATAAAAATTTATTTGATATATTAAAATCTGTAGAAAATGTTACAACATCAGATGGTAATGGTTCATTTAACTTTATAACTAAAGTTCTTTTATTATTAGTGACTTCATCAAAAGCATAGCCGTTAATAGGAATCAATCGACCTTGTGAAAGTTCTAAGTTAGAATTAAATTGATAAGAATTATCATCACCATTCATAAAAGGAATAATAGTATCATCTCTACTTGCAGTACTAATAGAAACGGTAGGGATACTTAATCTTATTTCTTTTCTACTTGGAGATATTTGTGATATATTAAATTGGATAGATTCATCATCTTCATTTTTAACATCTAATCTTCTTAGAAAATCATATTGTAGATTATAATTACCTTCACTAAAACCAGCATCATCTAAATACTCATTTGGTTTTAAAAATAATTCATCATCCTTTACATAAAAATCAATATTTTCTTGTAAATCTTTAAAATCTTGAAAACTTCCAACATCAGAGAATACCGATAGTTTTATTACACCATCACCCAAAGAAGATGATTCAAATTGATAATCAGTATCGTCTGATATTAATTGTAAAGTATTATTATTATATGGTTGTAATATTTCCATTAGAATGCTTGCTTTTCGTTATCGGTATCTAAAATTGGTGTTTCCATTGTGCCTTCTTTTTGTATCTTACCACCTTGTGGTTGATTAACTTTATAGTCTCCAATTATGACTCCCACTTCTTTTAAACCAGCTTTATTTTGTATTGCTGAGTATTCCGTATCCGATGGATTTAAATCAACAACACATTTATTATCTCTTATAAATATGTCGGTTGCTAAACTATTAACAGGTAAAGTATCAGAACCTGAAACTATCCAATTTAGTTTATTACCACCTATAAAATCATAAATATCTCTTGCTTCTTTAAATACTCTTACTTGTCCTAAATCTAATTGACCAGGTTGTTTTCCTAAAAAGCTATTGTTTATTTTTTCTATATAGTTTTTAGCAGAAGACTTTTCTAGGTAATCATCTTGAACAAAGCTATCGTCCTTTACGATTTTAGAAACAGAGTTATCGTATTTTGATTCTACATCAAAACCACCGATGATTGCTTGGTTTTCTACTATAGGTAAAAAGATAAAATCAGTTCCACCGAATATTTTAAAATCTTGTGATGATAATAACCCATCATTTATCACAATATTTTTGGTTACCAATGAAGTCTGCAACAAAACATTTCCAGTAGAATCGTATCTATAAGCTATTATTTTTATAGATTTTACTCCAGGTCTGTTATAAGAATGAAATGTATCTTGAAAAAAACTTAATGTATTGGACACATCAATAGTCATTTTTTTATAAAAGAAATTATCAGGAGATGGTATATCATCTACATTATATATGTAAAAATATTGACTATTTAAAATATCATTATCAGTTAGTAATTTTTTTTCATCACCCCATTGTATAACTTCGTATCTATAAATATTATTTTCAGGTTCTCTACTTCCACCTTCTAATGGATTAAATCCGTTTAGATATATTTCATCTAACAATGTATATGCACTTATATTAATTGGAGTTTCCTGATAATCAATATTAAACAAATCCATAGTTAGTTTTATATTAATAGGATATGATGTTCTTTGATATTCTTCTTTTTTTTGATTTAAATCATAATATAATAAATCATCACTATCTGATTCCGGTGTACAAATTACCTGATAATCTAATTCTTCTAATTGATCTTGATCTCTAGCGGTAATATTTACATCCGATAAAAATTCAAAATTATAAAATGGATGCCCTATATTAATTAATTTATTACCAAGACTACCAGGATCTTGAGGGCTGATAAAGGGAAGTGATAATCCAAAATAAAATTTTTCATCTGATTCTCCTTGTCTACCCATATTAGTAAAACCACCTTCACCTACATTTCCTAATTGGATTGGTTCTACATCTTCTGTGTCAGTTAATTTTTCTAAATAAATACCACCCCAACTACTTTTAGGTAGTTCATGTGGTAATATATAAGAGTCTTCTGGTAAATAAGTTTCTTTGACTTCAAATACACCTTCAATGTTTTGGGGAGTTCCTACTGCTCTACCCTTATCATCAAAATTTTGATATCCCCTTTCAAATGGTCTATCACTATTAAATGAGTATCCACCAAAATATAACTTAAATCTATGATACCAATTACCGTCAAGATTTAGTGTTGATGCTATATTTTTTCCAATTGTGTTTGGAAGACCAGCAGAGCCATCTGCGAAAACTTCCACATTAAAATTTAAAATTTCATTTATTTGATTTTCGATATCTTCTTTAAATGCTATTTCAATTGGTATTTGAAAATCAGTAGAATTGGGATAATCTTCTTGATTAACTTCTTTTATATAGCCCGTTGCACCATCTATTATATTTTTTAAATCATTATATTTTTCTTGAAATATTTCTACTATTTGTTCTCTAACTTTTATTGAAAAATTATGAGGACCATCCTTAGTTGTAGATTGTCCTTCAGTAGTTTGGTGAGAATCTTGATTACTTCTTTTATAGGTGTTACCAAAAGTTCTATAAAAATTACGCATTTTTTTTACATCATTCGTTTCATGTTTGTCTACAAACCTTGATAAAGGCATCAATGGACCAACTTGAATATCACCACTAACTGAACCTGGATCATACCAATTTGATGAATTTGAGTAATACGCTTGTTCTGGTATATGATTTGTAAATGTAGGATCGCTATCACCATAATCATTAAAAACAACATTAGAATTATAACCCCCATTTATTTCAGTACCAAAGTTGTTTAACCCACCCACTCGTTTAATCAAAGTCCAAGTTAGAACAGGAGTAATATCAAGAAATCTAACTCTAACAGGTCTACCCAAATATTTTCCATTTTCATAAAGGTTTGAAAAAAATGAGGGTTGTTCTATAAATGGTTTAAAAATTTCTCGGTTTGATTTAACAATAGAATTCCAATTACCTAGTGAAGATTTTTCTAAATCTACATTATCCAATCCAAGTTCTTTAGCTGAGCCTGGTGGGTACATTCCCTTTACCTTAAATGATGGATAATTATCTTTCTTTTCGTAAGATGATACCACTTGATCCTGCTCTTCTTGGGTTTCTTCATTTTCTTCGTCTTGGTTTTGTTCGTCTTCTTCTTCGTCTTGGTTTTGTTCGTCTTGGGTTTCTACTGCTACCCATGACATAGATGCACCATTCCACTCCCATTGTCCTTGTGGACTTAAAGTACCTGTCATAAAATTACCTGTCATTGGATTAAATCCAACAGGAGGATTGGTGGGCATTGGTTCTACATTAGAGGTTTCTTCTTGTTGTTGTTCATCTTCTTCGTCAGGCAGATTTATATAAAAGTCATATCTATTATCAATAATAAAATCATCATACTGCCCATTAACTAGTTCATCTACTTCAAGGGTAAAGGGTACACCACCTAAACTAGGATTAATTGTAAATATTCGAGTAACCGGTGAATTAGAAGCAGTTGTATCATCAGAAGTTATGTAAATTTTATTATCTATTGCATTAAGAAATAACTGAGATATATCATTAACTAATACAACCGGAAGTCCATTTGGATCTTCCCATTCATTGAGGCCTTTATATAAAATTGTACCGTTAATTTGTCTAGCCATTAAAATGCCTGCTCATTTTTATTTTTTTCAATACCATCTGGTATAATTAAACCTTCTATCTTTAATCTTAAATCCTCGTCAAGTGATAATTCAAAATCTTGATTATATTCTATCTTACTTAAATTTGTTTTATCAGATAAATCGTCTGTTGTTGTTTGGTCAAAATCTATATTTAATATTATGTTCTCATCCCTTTCATTATTATTTGTAATTGCAGCATTAGAGTTTCCATATGATGTATCAACATTTACAGACTCATTAAATATTCCTGATTCGTTTAATGATGGTAGGATAGGGTATAAGTAACCATCTTCCCAATTTTGTTCTTCATCACTTATAACTAGTTCATTGTTAATATTTTCAATACCGGTTAAATTTATTAAAGTAAAGTCTTTTGGTATTATATTTTTCCAATAGGTTATATCAGTTGGTATATTACTTCCACTATCTTGAAATCCTAACTGCTCCCACATTGGTTTTACACCCTTGTAAATTTTGGTTGTGGCTAGGTCAAAGTTATTTAAACCAGTATCCTTAAAGGTATTGGTTAATTTTTTATTTATAAATGGTTTAATATCAGACATTAGTAATCCAATCCACTACCACCCAATGGTGTAGCACCACCTGAATTACTTTCTTGCTCACCACCTCGTGTTTTACCACCACCGCTTTTATTGCCACCACCTGTGTTTCCACCACCGGTATTGTTATCAGTACCACTTGTAGCGCCAGTTCTAGTAAAGTGTGCTTCTACTATAGCAACTGTTCGTGGTAATCCATTATCTAAAGCTGATGATTTCCAATGTAATATAGGAGTTCTGCTTTGTGATTCAAGTGTTCTATTATCACCAAAACCAATGTAGGGGGATTTTGAGTTTGGAATTACCCACTTATCAAATTCGTAATTCCAATCATTAGTATCTATTTCTGGTGTTGCATTTAACTGAACTGATTGATTGTCACCATCTAATGTAACTTCAGTTGTACCTCCAACGGGAGCTGGTAGTCCATAATTATCATTGGTTGATGTTAAATCAATACCAATTCTTCCGTCATATATAGTAGGATTTAATGCCGTAGAAACTTGAGCGTGTATTGTTACATCACCACTAGGCATAAAAAATGACCATCTTTCATATTGAAATTCAAAATTTGGTTGACCAGCATCTACAAAATTAAAATTTAAATCAGGATGTGTAGGTGATGTCAATGCTTCTAAATAATGATTATCGCTAAAATTTATTTTTATTGTGTGGTCAGATTCCTCATAATATTGGCCATTAATAGCATTCTCGATTGTACCGTAGGTATTTACAATATTAGCAAAGTTATTAGATGAACCACCGACATTATTTAAAGTTAAATTTACATCATATAAATCAGGTTCTGCAGAACCTTCATCCGTTTGAGTGTCACTATTTTCACCTTCGCTTGTAATAGCTACTTCTAGCTCCCCATTAAAATCAACACTTGGTGAATTTACATTTGGAAATTCAAGTTTATACCACCCATTTTCATAATTTCTACTCCAAATATTTTGTTGTGTTCTTGAAAAATTAAGTGGGGTTAGTTGAAAATTATTATCAATTAAAGGTAAAGTTGATTCTAAATTAGTAATGTTTATTATTATAAATGTATTTGATTCTTTCATTGTATTTAAGCTATATAAACCACCATATGACTCAAAACTAAACGAGTTTATTTGTCCTGAGTTATAAACTATATCATCATGAAAATCATAGTCAGATGGTATAGTATAATCCCATTTTATATTATCCCAATTATCGCCACTACCTCTATTGTATAAAAAAACTTGAGAATTATTACTTGGTGGGATAAAATTTAAAAATATATCAAATATACAACTTTCATCATCCGTGTTAGCACTTCCATTATAGTTCACTGCCTCTGAATTCGTACAACCATATATGTTCTCGGACTGCCGTTGTTGTTGTTGAAATTCTTCAGTAAATGGTAATAAAAAATCATTAAATTTATTTAAATTGTTATCTGAAACTTTGTTTATAAAATTAAAAAGTTGCAACCTATCTAAAAGATTTATTTTCTCAATAGAATCTAGTGTTGCTCGTTCATCATTAAAATTATTTGGATTTATACCAACTAAATTAACAGCAGATTTTACTAATACGGAATCGTTAGTTATCCCACCAATAGTAGCAAAATTATCATAATCATATAAATTAAGTTCATAATTTTTAGATGGATTTAGTAAAATTTTTGTTTCAAATTTTTCCCAACCGCCTATTGATTGTTGATTTTCAGGTGAATAAAGAGCGTATACGACACCAGAGATAGTGTAGAAACCTGGTTTTTTATAGGTATGATATAACAAAACAGTTGATTCTAATAATTTAGGGTTGTCTGTATATTCTATTTCAGTTCCATCACCCCAATTTAATTTAAATAAATAAAATCCAGTATCGCCTTTTGTATTAGCATAACCATCAAATTTATTTACAATTTGTCTATACACATAATTGTCTATATTACCATCAGGTGTTGGTCTTCCGTTTTCTCTTGTATAAATATAAAAACTAATTTTACCTTCTGTTGCTAAATTATATTCATTAGAATTATCAACTTTATCATAGTAATTATCAACTCTGATAATCTCATTTCCATCATTAGGATCGGTTACAAATGGTAATGCATCTATTGAGTATTGATACCTAGTAAAGCTACCTATAGAAGAACGATATACTATACCATTTACAACTTCTGAATCTAATGTTTCTTTATTACCTGTTAAATAAGGGTTAAGAGTAGATTCATTAAAATTATTATTTTCCCAATAATCTCTATTATCTAAAGTGCGAGTTCCCAATTCAGTAATTTGATCATTTACAGGAGAATCTCGTAAAGATTGTTTAACATCTACAAGTAGGTTTGAAAATGTAGTAAATTTTGGCATTATTTATCTTTGGTATGGATCATAATCATCGGAAATTCCACTATTGTCTGATTCATCTTCTTGCTGCTCTTGATCTTGTTGATCTTGATCTTGAGTTTCTTCTTCAAGTTCAGTACCAACTAAAGTTATAGTTACATTTTTATCTATTGATGTTTCACCATTAGAATTATATCCAGTAAGAGTTACATTATATTCACCATTGTCATAATATGTATGTAATGGATTACTTTCAGTAGATGTTTCACCATCCCCAAAATCCCATAATACATTATCAGCGCCAGTAGAATTAATTGTAAACTGAATATCTTCTGAAAGTGTTTTTATAACTACATTACCGTCTTCATTTGCTGTAGTATTTGTTGCTGCCATAACTATTAAGCTCCTTCGGTATTTTCTGACTCGTTTAATGTTTGACTATAAAAACCAAAATCTACTTCTGGAGGGTTTCCATCATTATCACTTTCATCATCATTTGATGTATTGGTAAGGTCATCAAGAGGATCAGGAAAAGTCACATCAATAATATCGTCTTCTGTATTAATCGTATCTTCACTATCATCAATTATTGTTTTTTCTATATTCCCAACTTTATATCCACGAGCTTTTAATAAATCACTTTTACTTATTATCTCAACCTTACATTTAGCACCTTCTAAACTATTTGCTACTATATCACCCTCCGAACCCACATCAATCCAGTAATCATTATTTGCAGCTATGGTTGGAGTATTAAATTTTATTCGGTGGTTTAACCAATAGTCTTTACTGTTTAAAAGTACAGAGTTATCCGAAGTTAAAATGGGTTCTCGTATTTCAGGATTATAAGTAGCGCAAATAAAATACCATTCGTTTAAATCATCAGTTGGTATTTCAGGATACATTCTATAATAGTCACCATATCTAGTTAAGGGTGAGAAGTTGTTTCTTAATCCATCAGATGAAGTACTACTAAATATTCTCTCCTTATTAGACGATCCCCAATGATTGTCTCGTAAAAGATTATTTTCATCCTTTATTACTAATCGTATTGTTCTACGATATTCTCCACTAGTATCTAAATTTATATTTGTCTCTAACCTAAATCCACTTCCATCATCTTCTAATGGATTACCAAAATTAAAAAGAGTTCCACTTGATTGTTTATCTACAAATCTAACCCACATTGTTATTGTAAAGCCATCCGATAAATAACTTGGAACTCCATTTACATTTTGTTTTTGAAATTCCAAAAGGTTATTATTTTGACCTCTGATAATGATTGCTTGATTTGGTTTTCTTATTTTAAGAAATCCATTTGATTTATTTTCATACTCAGGTTGTAAATCTGCAAGTGTGTATCTGTATATTACATTTCCAAATTCATCAATTGTTTGGGTTACACCACCCAATGAATCTGCAGCATCACCGAGTATAAGTCTTGCATCAGCATCCTTTAAATATTCATTCAATCTGTTTCTCATTGATTGAAGAGTTTTATTGACATTGTTATTATTTGCTTGTGTATCCAATCTAGTTATAGAAGCGTTTCTGGAAGGATCATCAGAACTTATACGCTCTGCTTCATCCTCGTCATAATCGCTAACTGCTTCTTGAAATCCATCTTCATTATCATCAAAGAAATCAGGAGCATCACCTATCAAACTGTCAAAATCGGAAAAGAAATCATCTATCTCATCTTGACGAGATGTCTGTGTTGGAAGAAGTTCAAATATGTTTGTGTCTAAAACTTCTCTAGCTTTATCAGGATTTATTTTAGAACCAGTTTTTGTTTTCGTTAACTGACTTAGGTTTAATATATTTGAAAAGACACCATCTATTTTTTCAGCAATAATTATGTCATATGTAACACCACCGTGATTAAACACAATCTTATATGTAGTATTAAGACCAACGGGTTCAGGAGTAGTAATTGAAAATAATTCTTCTAATCTACCACCAATTATTCTATTCCAAGTGTACCCGCTCCATAGCCATTGTCCGCCAATACTTGGAGTGTCACTCATAAGGATTGGTGGTGGGAGTGTGGGTGTAGCATCATAACCTTCAGGTGGATTTGATGGTTCGTTTTCTAAATCATTGGTTATTTCATTTTCAAAAATGTATTGACACATTTGTTCAAAGGTATCACCTTGTAAATCTTTTCTACTTTCTAATGTGTTTCTATCTTTTTTATAAAATACAAGAGGTTCGTCTTCGGTTCTACCTGTTTGTTTTATACCATCACGAATCGTAGTTTGCATTGATAGTATGTCATCATCGGTTAGTGTGTTTGACTGAAACCATATTTTATAAAAAATGTCACTTACTGCTTCACGAGTCTGTTGTATAGATGCATAAGTTACTTTTTGAAATATAACTTCATTAGGTTTAATTGGGTGAACTAAATTTTTCTCACCCACGCCAATCATCAATGTCCCATCTTGATGTATGTGATATTTACCTACATATTGTTTTTCAGGATTTTCTACAAAGAAAAAATTGCTGTTTTCTAATGCATCTAAACCAACCTCAATAATTGGATTTGATTGTTGTTCATCTATGCCATCGTGATAAGACATGATTAAATCCTTAGTATAAATTCAAAATCATTATCAAAAATTATTTCTTGACCGTCATCATGATTAACTTTTATTAAAATCTTATAAGCACGATTAGGTTCAAATGAATCTAAATCTTGTTTGAAATAATTAGAAGTTGTATCACAACTCATAGTCGTGTAAGCACTAAATGGAACAACAGACTCATTTGTTGCCATGTCAATAATAGAATAAGCACCCTTACCATGTGGTATGAAACTACCACTAACGGTTTGAACCGATGTTGTAAATGACTTTTGTATGTATCTTTTACGAGCACCAAATCTAAATTTTATGGTTTCTTTTTCTTTATACGCTTCTCGTAAGTGAATTGGGTATAGGTAGTTCTCACTATTACCAGAAACATCCAAGGTGGTCAAGCTACCTGTGTTAGAACCAGTTGCTGGAAGATGGTCGTCCCACTTTAATTCTATCTTAGGAGAGTATATTGTATTGGTTTGTCTTGAGAAAAATTTAAGGTCTTCAAAACTAGTAGAAGATGTTTCTCTACTACCGGATAGTCTGATTAATAGTCCATGATTTTGATTAGTTCCATTAAACCATTTCTTACTAACATCAGTTATATCCATGTTAAGGTCAGGAGATTCTGCTGAAAATGCTTGGGTTACTTCATCACCAGCAATATAACTAGCACCACTACTACCAGTAGGAACACCTGCAGTCCATAAAGAACTTTCTAACTGCCATTCGATTTCTGTAGCACCATCTTTGTTTTGTCGGTATAACCAACTACAACCATCAGTTGTTTTTGGAACATTTAATTCTCTACCCACACCTTCATCCCAAGATTCACTTATAGGATAAGCAGCAATTGTGTATTCTTCACTTAAACCACTCGTTCCCTCTGTTTCATAAAGTCTAAGGTTTAACTTATAGTCATTTGGTAAAACAGATGAACTAATATAGTTTTCTATTTCGTTAGTATCAAATTGAACAAGAACCCTTGTTTGATAAGAAAATGTTCTATCAAAAAATACTTTTTTTAATTCTAGTATCTCATCTTGTCCTGTGTTCTTATCTTTAAAGTCTTCACCTGTGGTTGTATCGGAGCCACTATTAATAAAAGTATCTTTGGTTGTAAAAAAATATCTATGCATTATATTACCTTCCCGTAAATATCTTGGTTTGGATTTTTTAATTCAAAAACCGATGGGGTTACCGATGGTCTATAAATATCATCTACGAGAGAACCATCAAAACTATATTTAAATCCATAACCACTTTCACCACCACTACTATCACCATCACCTTGGAAAGAATGTAATCCTCTACCTTCAGCATAACTACTATTCCCATCTTGAAATAATGATAACTCTTTGATTCCAATAACACCATTCAATCCCAATATATTATATCGTAAATCATTCATATTAATTGATTGTCTAAATTGCATCTTCTCTACCTTAAAAAAGTCTTTTATGGTTTGAATAACATTTAGTTTAACTTCGGTTAGATTAAATCTCCTATCACCATTAACAATAAAATTAACACCAAAGTTTATTAGATAGCCAGAAAACAATGTTTCTTTTAAAATAAATCCAAAATCAACAACATCATTAATCATTCTAAATTGATTAAGATAAGTTGCTACATTTTGTAAAATAAGTTGTGGTGTTTGTACAAGTTGTCTATTTTCATTATAAGAAAGAGTAGATACTAAAAGACCACTTTCTAATCTCTCAACATAAGCTTTAGCAATACTACCAAACTTTGCTGGAATACTTTGTATTCTTGCTGTATAATCTTCTTTGGTTACACATCGAAGTTGAGTAGCAAAAAATGCACTAGCATTGTTTCTAATCTCATCTACAGTTTGACCATCTGTCCCACCAACACTAGGTTCATCATTTGTCACAGATATGGTTACACCGGCAGGAGCATTGTTTATAGTTGTAAGCTCTCCGGCTTGGACATTTGATGTAGCACCACCACCAGCTCTATATGTAAAAGTTAATGTAGTGTTTGTTGGAGTCTCACCTAAATTTAAATTATTACTTATCGTAGAATTTATAGCACCAATATCAGCAATACTATCTCCATTTATTGTTACACCAGCTTGTTCTACAGGATCTACATTTGTAGCGTTATCATTGAATTTAAATAACCCATTACCAAAACAAACCTTATATGTTTGTGTATCCTCATCAAATTTTGATATAAATTTTTTATTTGTTCTTATGTATTCAGCAACATATGGAACAGGTATAACAGAATTAGTTCCATCGTTTTCTCCACCAAGACCTTGGTCATAAGCAGTAGTTCTATTGTTATCATCAGAGTAATGAGTTTCTTTTAGAACCTTTTCTTGTGCTAAATAATCTACTTCATACCATGTAAGTCCAGATGAGTCTATACAACTTAATATCTCAACTACATTATCATCGCCTAAATCTAATTCTAAAAATTTAGTTGGACTTGATATGGTAAATGTTTTTGTTTTTGTTTGACCGGAGACAGCTCTTACATATCGGGTAAGAGTATAAGAACTAGCTTCACCATCTGAATTTAATATTGGAGCACTTGTAAAAGGATCATCATTAACTTGTATTGAACCACTTGATGTAAAGTCAATTTCACTGGTAGTTTCAAAAAGTATTTGTGAGTCTACATTTGAAACAATTTGTATCCCCTCATCTATTGAAGAAGGAGCAGTTCCATATGATGGTAGACCAGTTGTCCCATCGGCATCTATAGTTGTTGTTACTTTTAAACGAGCAACTGATGGTGTCTTGTTTGGAGTTTTATATCCTAAAAATTCAGAAAGTCTTCTTACATTTCTTTTTTCAGTTGCTGTTGCTAGTAAGTTTTCTTTATAGTTGTAATCAATATAATAAGAAAGAACATCACCAACATAGCTTGATAATTCTATTAACATCATACCAGGTGATGTTTCATTAAAATCCTTATATGTATCAGGAAAATAGGATTTGGTATATTCAATCAAGTCGGCTTTAATCGTACTGAAATCTTTACTTGTATAGTTAACATTTGTTTCTATTAGTTTTTGTTTATCGGTATATGCCATTAGTAAGCTCCATCACTTGTTGTTGTGGTGCCACCGACACCATCAAATGTAACCTGAACACTTTCTAATGAGTTTGGTGTTCTTCTTATATTAAATTCTATATTAATGTTTGTTTGATTATCATCATTTCTTCTTTCAACATTAATGTTTGTTAAATTTACAAATGGTAACCATCTTTCAAAAACATCAACAATATTATTTTCAATCTGTATTTGTAAATCTTCTGTCATTTGTTCAAAAAGAAGTTGTTTTAAATTGACACCCAAGTTAGGTTGAAATAATCTTTCACCTTGATTGGTTTGTAATAAAAGTTGTATATTAGCTTTTATAGCATCAATAGTAGTTTCTGTGGTATTAAATAATCCATTACCACCGGCAGTTCTATTAAAGGGAAAGTCTATTCCAACTGATACCCTACTATCTTGATCTTCTATAAATCTATTTTTTCTTTTATCTAGTATTGGCATTATACAGGTTCCCTATCTGTTCCAGGTGTTATGGTTTTTAATTTAACTTTAGATACATTTGACTCAACAGCACCTAATGGGTTTGTTGTAGCTACACCCTCTTCTGATGATTTCATTTCTAAAAATATTTTACTAGGCGTTCCATCAGCACCAACTACAGTACCAGGACCAACGGGTGTCATAACTGTAATTCCAACCGATGTCATTTTTAAATCAGTAATAGTAAATGTTTGAGATTGAATAAATGTAATTATAGCATCAGTTAAATTTTCAGCCAGAACATCTATCTTTTTAATTGCTTTATCGTTAAAATTAAAATTATCACCAGTCTGAGTTGGTTCAAGATTTGTTATAAAAGCAATTGCTATGTCTTCTTTAAGCCCCATTAATAGGTCCTTTATTAAAGTTTGATTTTTCTTCTGTTTTTTTCATTACACCAGAATAATCTTTAGTGAAAGCATTTGCTAGATGATCAGGTAAGTTCTGAGTATCATCAACTACTGATTTTACTTCTGTTTCTTTATCCATATTTTTCCATTCACCTGAATGAGCAGTTTCTTGTAAAATATCATTTAAGATAGAATTTTTAGTAATTGGAACTCTCGTGTTAGGAACTGATGTATTTTTTTTACTTGGAGATGAGTTATGTTGTGGCACTCTATCTTCAACTATACTATTAGTTTTATTACTAACTAACACTTCATCTAACTTTTTCTCAACTGCTGCAAATTTAAAATCTAATTCTTCTCTTATTACTTCTCTTATTAACTTCTTAAATATATTAACCTTCATTATCACTCCTATCTGTATTTGTTTCTATAAAATGTTTCTTACTTAAAAATTTTGTTATACTATCTTTATAAACTCCAGTATCACTATTTGGTCGTTCTCCATCAGGTGGTGGTGTTAGTTCTGTAATTAAAGTTTGTATTCTATTATACATAGGTGTTCCCGATTCTTTATCATATAATGGTATAGGAACTCCTTGAACTAATGCTCTTGAATCCTGTAGTATCTCAGCAAACTTTAATAGTAATGCTCTTAATTCATCACCTAATACCATCGGTTCTTTTTTATCTCTAGCTTTCTCTCCTAAATAAATATTACCAGAATTAATAACTGATTGACCTTGATTGTTTAATGTGAAATTAACAGCAGCTCCCAAGTTAATATTTCTACCAGATGATATTGATATATCACCCACATTACTTCTGCTATTAAATATAAGTCTATCCGATGTAATTAAGATTTGGTCAAATTCAGTTTTAGTTTCTTGTTCGGGTATTTCTTGAGAAAAATTATAAAAAGTTTCTAAACCCTCGGTAGGTTCAATATTAGTTAATAATTTACTATTACCCTTATTAATCTGAAAATTAGGATTTATAGCAGTTGTATTTGGTAAGGTAACTGATGAGTCTGTCGATAATCTAAAGAAACCTAAATTTTGTTCTATACTACCATTAGACATAAATGATATTAAAGAACCAACCATTGGATTTTCAGTTCCAGCTGGTATATTGGTATTATGTAAATTTAATATAGGAAATATATCACGAGAGCCTAATCTAATACTATTTCCATGGCGACCTTCTAATGATAAATCAGTATGCTTTGAGTTGTGATAATAATCATTAGGTAATCCATCTAATACAACATTCCTATTTTTCTGTAGTTTAGGAACATTGGATATTGGATAAGCAGAACCATATCCTATCGAGGATTCTATATCATAATCGTTTGATCCTAAAGCATCTCTTCTTTTACTCCATGCTGGATTTGATCCTACATTGGGTGTATTAAAAGAATTCAATGGACCCATATAATAAAAAGATTCATATATCAAAGTCATTAAAACTAAATCACCCTTAGTAATAGAATCACTTATACCTCTGATAAGAGGAATTGCTGAAACTATCTGACTCATAGTTGGTAATGAAGAGTCTAATGGCTTTACTTTAATTGCCTGTGAAGATACAGAATTTTCTCCACCTCTAGGACTATCAGATTCATTTAGATGAACTTGAACTACATGACCTAAAAAAAAATCTATATCTTTTTCAACTAAGTTTTGATATATCCTACCTAAACCCATTATGTTTTTCCATACTTACTTCTTACATCAGACATATCAACAATCTCATCTTTCTTTTTTTGTAAATCAGTTGTTACATCTTCAAGAGTTGCCATAAGTTGTTCTTTCTCTTCTTCAGAAAGTAAAGCCGTACCACTATCATCAAC